CAAATCAACCCATTTTTTAGCCACTTTCGGAACAACGTCATGATAAGTTGTAATATATTCAGATTGGGCTCTTGTAGGGTAAAACTTTTTGTTTGATTCTTTTTGAGTTTTTAATCTTAAAATATAATTGTTAGCACCCGAATACGACTCTAAAATATTCAGAGCTCTATTTTCAATCATATTTTCTATTTGTCCTGTTTCCAAAACAATCTTTAATGTTATAAAAATAGTAAAAATTAGATATTTATCAATATGGGACAACCAAGAGTACCGATTTCAAGAATAGGTAAATTTTTCGGAGCGGAGGATTATGACCTTGATATATCAATGGGAGAGGAATGGTTACATGGTGATATGAATTTCACATTGGTTTTGTATAGTGTTGATAGATATAAGACTAAAACCGATGATGTTTATGGAGAAACTCTAACTGACGGTATAAAGTTTAATCCACCAGTTGAATTTAAGGCATTTGTTCAAATAATGGCTCCTGAGAATAAAAATTTGGGAACTTCTAAAATAGAACAAACGGAACCTGGTAATATTAAAATTTCAGTATATCAAAAACATTTGGAGGAACTTGGGATTGATATAAACTTTGGTGATTACATTGGATATTATGAAACTGAATCACGAGTTAGATACTATACGGTTAATAATGATGGTCGTGTTGTTTCAGATAACAAACACACATACGCTGGATATTTACCTTTTTATAGAACAATAACCGCATCACCTGTGACGGATAACGAATTTAGAGGATTATGAAAATAAAAATAACTGAATTACAATTACAAAAATTAACCGAAATGGTTGATTCAGAAAAAGTGGTTTGTGATGAGTGTGGGTGGTCGTGGAAATTATCAGAAGGAGGAGACGACCTTTATATCTGTCATAAATGTGGACATAACAATGAAGAATAATGCCATTACCTAAAAAAATTAAAAAACATATTCCTTTAACTCAACCTAAGACTTTATTAAGTAGGAGATATGAACTTGCTGAAAAAATTCAACAAGACGGGACATTTTTACCGAAGTCATTATTACATGCGGATTTGGATAAAGGATTTTTAGATTTTGTTAAAGATGAGTTAAAAACAATTGTTGATGGTAAAGTGGTCCCAATGGTTGACATTCTTATAACCACTCAAAATTGGGCTCAATTTACAGAAACTTGGAATTTCCAAAATTTAGATAAAAACGCGGAACCTCCATTCATTACAGTAGTCAGGGCACCTGAAGTTAAATTTGGAACGAATCCTGCGGTAATGTACAATATACCAAATAGAAAACAATATTTTTATGCTCAAGTTCCGACTTGGGACGGGAATAGACAAGGGTTCGATGTATATAAAATACCACAACCTGTTCCTGTAGATATAACTTATTCTGTGAAAATTATTTGTAATAGAATGAGAGAATTAAACTCATTCAATAAAAATGTCATAGAAAAATTTGCATCAAGACAGGCTTATCAGGTTATTAAAGGTCATTATATTCCAATTATAATGGGTGAAATTTCTGATGAATCAGTTATGGAACTCGAGAAAAGAAAGTTTTATATACAAAATTATTCATTTACAATGTTAGGTTTTTTAATTGATGAGAATGAATTTGAGGTGTCACCCGCAATTTCAAGAGTTTTACAATTAACTGAAACTGAAAGAAAAGATGTTAGAAGGCAAAAGAAAAGAAATTCAAATCCTGATAGCACAACTATGAACATAGATTTTCCTGTGGATGTCGACATTTATACCAAAAAATTTGATTATTCAGTTAATGTCAATATTAGTAATCCTGTCAATATATCGTCATATTCGGTTTATATTAATGACAATTATTTTGGTGATGATGTTTTACAAATACAGATTAATAATGGGGACGTTTTAAAAATATCGGTAGTTAAATCAGATTACTATAGTCAAACATCTATGGTATTCAACAATCTTTTGGTTTAATCCTCACCGTAAATATCTTTTTTTTCTTTACAGGTTTCAATAATAAGTTTCTCTAAAAACCTATAAATTTTTACTCCTTTCTTGTCACAATAATCTTTTAATAGTTTGTGAACATCTTTTGATATCTTTAAATTCTTTATTTCTCGACCGTTCTGCAACATAAGATAAAAAAGGCAGAAAATAGTCTGCCCAATTTATAAATACTTATCATAAAGTCAAGAATTTTGGTTTTTTCTCAAATATTTATCTATAAAAATAAATTAACTAACAAAAAAATTAATAATGGCTTCTAACAGTAAAGTATTCGTATCTCCCGGGGTTTATACCTCTGAGGTCGATTTGAGTTTTGTATCACAAAGTGTTGGTGTTACAACTCTAGGTATTGTTGGTGAAACTTTAAAGGGTCCGGCTTTTGAGCCAATCTTTATTACCAACTTTGATGAATTCACCACCTATTTTGGTGGGACTACACCAGAAAAGTTTATAAACACACAAATCCCAAAATATGAGGCGGCTTATATAGCTAAGGCTTATTTACAACAATCTAATCAATTGTTTGTTACAAGAATTTTAGGTCTATCAGGATATGATGCAGGACCATCTTGGTCTATAAGAGTTAAAGCCAACGTTGATACAACTACAGTTGGGTTTAATTGTTTGTCATTTGCGGGTCCTGATATTTCTACAGGATGTGCTGTTGAATGTACTCAGTTTGAAGAATATCCATTCCAAATAGACTTTTCAGGATGTAATACAGGTATAGATTCGATTGTTTATTTAGATGAAACTCAGATTCCTGATATAATTTTAAATAAATTAAATTTACCTTATGAGCAATTTGATGGTGGAATTTCGTCATTGGATGAAAATATTAAAACACAAATAAACAACGCAATCGAGGATAATAGTTTACAATCAACTCAAATAAATTATTACGGTGTTGTTCCGACAACAATATACAATGATTTTATAAGTTTTGGTTACACTGGAATATCAAATGTATTTGAAGTTGATAATATTAGTTTTGATAATGCTGATTTTTCAGACCCTAACAATGACCCTTGGTATTATGCAATGTTTGATAACGTAGGTAATGCGGTATACACAGGTTCATCTTTCTATTCTTATTTAAGTATAACCCCAACAACAACCTCAACTAATTGTGCGACTTTCTATAATTATAGTGTTTTAGGTGTAGAAGGTAGTATAAATTATGATACAAATACAATTGATGTCGTTTTACCATACGCTTCTTTCTCAGGAACTGATTTAACATCAATCGTAAGTGATTTTAGCGCTTGTTGTAGCGGAGTTACTGTAAATACAATACTACAAGAAAGTGGTATAACTACAAATGACTTTAGTTTCGGTAGTTTAACATACGAATTAGTATCGAATGACTCAACAGTTACAACATATTGGACAGTTTCTGTAACTATACAAAATCCATGTAATCCTATAGTTTCAGGAAACACTGGTTCTGGTAATGTAGGTGAAGTACTGGAATGTTTTAGTGGAAGTGTTTTCGGTGTGATTTATGTTTATTCAGGAATGGCTTATACTAATTATGATGATTTAGTAATTGCAACACTCCGTTCAAGAGGTTTGGCCACTTATTCATCAGATAATGGAGCGGTATATGAAGTACCTAGTTTAACAGGTGTTACTTTAAATTGTACAGGTTCTTACTCAGGAATAACTAAAAACCCATACCTAACATTTGGAGTTAATGTAACAAGTAAAGATGGGGACGTGTATTTCTTTGAAACATCATTTACTAATTCAGATACCGAATATATAACTAAAGTTTTTGGAACAACTAACTTCTCAAAACCTAGAACTGTGGTTCCACTTTTTGTAGAAGAGAAATTCCAATTACTTTTAAACTATGGTTATAGAAAAGGTTATATAAGAGGTTTGGATTGTGAGTTAATTGCTTTACCCGACGCAAGACAAGGATTTGACCCAACTTCAATTGGGTGGTATTTAGAACAATATCAATCCCCAACATCTCCTTGGGTTGTTTCTGAATTAAGAGGTAATAAAGTTTATAACTTATTTAAGTTTACAACTATTGCTGACGGTAACGACGCAAATACCGAAGTTAAAATTTCTATAGCAAATATTTCATTTGGTAATGGAACATTTGATGTTTTAGTTAGAGATTTTTATGATTCAGACGCCAACCCTGTTGTAATTGAGAAATTCACTAACTGTACTATGAATCCAAATGAAAACAGTTTCATAGCTAAAAAAATTGGTACTAAAGACGGTGAATATCAATTAAACTCAAAATATGTTATGATTGAGATAAATGAGGACGCTCCAGTTGATGCGTTACCTTGTGGATTCTTAGGTTACAATATGAGAGAGTATGCCGGTGCTAGACCTCCGTTCCCAATTTATAAAACAAAATATGATTTCCCTGGAGAAGTAGTTTATGACCCACCATTTGGTTTGGCCACAGGTGGTAATGATGCGATTACATCTCCTGGTGACAATGTTCGTAGAACTTATTTAGGTGTATCAGATACTATAGGTATCGATGTTGATTTTTACCAATATAAAGGTAAACAAACACCATTAAATATTTGTACTGATACTACAGGTGATGATTGGGCATATAGAACAAGAGGTTTCCACATGGATATAAACGCAAGTGCTATAACTATTGGAAACGGATATACAACCTCAGGTGCACCAGCATTCTATGTTGGGTCTGCATCATTCACTAGTGACCCTGATAATGAAACAAATCCATACTACAGAATATACGCTCGTAAATTCTCATTGTTGTGCCAGGGTGGTTTTGATGGATGGGATATATACAGAGAATACAGAACTAATTCTGACAGATTTGTGTTAGGAAAGAGTGGATATTTAAGAGGGGCTTGTCCCGATACAAGATATCCAAACGCAACAGGATGGGGAGCATTCAAACAGATATCAGTTGGTGATAATACTATGGACTATGGTAACACAGACTATTACGCTTATTTGTTAGGACAAAGAACATTCTCAAATCCTGAAGCTGTTAATATAAATGTGTTTGTTACACCTGGTATTGACTATGTTAATAATTCTAATTTGGTTGAGGCGGCTGTAGAAATGGTAGAATTTGATAGAGCAGATTCGTTGTACATTACAACTACTCCTGACTATAACATGTTCTCACCAACTGCAGGTG